TCTTTACGCTTTTTAAGTTAATACAAAATTCTTTTACTTATCTTAGTCAGGCTTTACCTCAGATTGCTGGTATAACAACTGAAACACAAAATAGAAAAAATATTGAACAATCTATTTTGCAAATTATGCAGCAACAAGGACCTGTTTCTCAGGCTCTCGCTGGAACAATGGGTAATCAAGCTGCACAAGCTCAATTATTACTTCAGTTAGCTAGACAACAAACAGCAGAGTATCAAATGCAAACTACCCTTGCTAAACAACTAGCTGTTCAATTAGCTGGACAAGGAGTAAGAGTTAAAGGTTCTGGTGGATTACAAGTTACACGCGCAGGTGGATACATTCCTAACGCAACAAAAATGGCTGAAGTTGTTGGCGCACAAGCTGGTGGATATACTCCCGGTAGAGTCGTTTCATCTCCTGTTGGTGGAGTGATGAATACAGCAGAAGATGTTAAATATATTCCCGGTTTTGCTCAACCTTTTATTAATCCTCCTGCTGGATCAAAAGCTGGCCGCGCACATAGACAAAATGCTATAAATAGAACAGGTGTTGATCCATATATGTATAGTGGATTTATACCTAATTTTGCTGAAATTTTAGATGTCGCAGCTAGACCATATGATGTAAAAGATGGAGATACTGTTACAGCGGATGCAACAATAAAAAGAGTTAGAGATTTTCGTTTAGAAAAAGTAGATGCTGTTGAAAGTAATCAAAGATGGGGTTTAGCAGCTAAAGGACTTGCTTTAAAATACTATCCTACAGCAGAAAAATTTGCTCCCGCTATTAATGCTACAGGAAAAGCCGCTTATGATAGATTAAGTTTTATTTCTAATGAACTATCTGAAGGATTAATATCTAAAGGTTATGGTGTTCCTGATTTAAGATATGTAGATGAAAAAGATTTAATAGATAAAACTTTAAAAGCTAAAAAAGCTAAAAAAGGTCTATGGCAAGAAATAGATTCACAAGGCAATTACGCGCATCCAAAAGCTATTCAATTTTTATCTCAGTCAGATATTGCTGCGAGTGATAAAGAACTAGAAGATAAAAAAGATGCAATGTATAAAGTAGCTAGAGCTGGAAGAAAAAAATTTGGTGATTTGAGCGTCTTTTCAGGTTTTATTCCTAATTTTGCTCCTCCTACAAGTGCAATAAGAATTCCTTGGTTTAAAAAATTTGGTAATCCTGCTTTTGATGCTATTCAACCTGCTTTGGGAATATCTAAAGCAAGTGATACAGAAACTTTTAGACAAATCAATTTCAAAAGCACTGCTGAAGGAGCAGATGAGAGAGGAGACAGTAATATATTTGCTCCATTATATGAGGATTTTGCATTCAAAGCAATGCAATTAGTTTCTCAACCAAATGTAAAAAACGATTTGATAAGAGGCTATGTATTACAACCAGGAACAAATCAAAAACAAGCGGCGTTAGATGCTGGGTTAAAAGAATTTGGTATAGGCATAGAATATAAAGGCTATCCAAAAAAGAATTTACCAGGAAGTATTACTGGCGAATTAACAAGAAAATACGAAACACTATCCAAATCTAATCCCGCAGCAGCCGCAAAATTAAAAGAATTAATTATTGCTTTTAATGAAGTAGGTCATGAAAATCAAATACCTTCAGAATTAGGTAAAAAACTTTTTGGTCCTTTAGCTGGTACGAGTTATTCTCAAATGGCCAAAAATAGCCCTGATCTTGTAAAAGGATTGTCCGCAGAAACAAATAGTTTATTAAATAATTATGTAAAAAATCCTGCGTTTTTAGCAATGGCTGCTGCAAGTGGTTTTATTCCTAATTTTAATGGAAAAAAAGTTAATGCTAATTTTTATAGAACAAAAACTGGTCCTGGAGATATATTTCCCGAAGAAGGAACTGGATTAAGTGGCACTAATGCCAGAAAACCCGGTGAGAGATTGTATGGTTATATGTTAGAAGAAGCTTGGAATAATATGGTTATGTCCATATTAGGAAATAATGTATTTATACCTGACGCTTCTTCAGTAAATCCCAGATTAGTAGGTGATGTTAATGAAGCTGCTCAACGTTCTGCTAAGTCAGCAGCTTTAAATTTATCTAGCGCGGGTAGAACTACTTCATTAGGACTTGGAAGGGGAATGAGTGAAAACTTTGGAAATTCAAGATATGTTCCAAATCCTGATGCTGTTTATACTGGTAAAGTTTCTGGTAAAATGAAGAAAGTTAATTACGATAGACTTTCTAAAGTTTTAGGTGTTTTTTGGTCTAGTAATCCAGAAACAAAATCTGCTTGGGATTTTCTTAAAAATTACGCTGAATCTGGTAAGTTTGTAGACAAAAAAGAAATTAAATCAAGAACAGGTTTGTTAAGAAAATCTTATGAAGATTGGTTAATTAAAAATAGTTACATAGGTACTCAGGTTAAATTATCTGATTATCGTAAAAGAGGAGAAGGAGTAGGAGCAGTTAATTATGCAGCTTTAAGATCTGATTTGGCTGGTGTTTCTAATCTTCAAAATCTTGGCGAAATGGAGAAATTGAAAAAATACAAAGAACAAGGAATTTTCTATGGCGATTATAAAAATAATAAAGCCATGTACGATAAGATGGGGCGTTGGACATATAATGCTGCAAGTAAGAAAATGATTTTGAATTCAGCGTCAGGTTTTATTCCTAATTTCGCTTATAAACAAGCAGTAATGGGCTTAGAAGAAAGCATGAGCGGCAACAAAGCTATCTTCGATACAAAACCTTTCCCACACATTAGAAACAGCAGTCAACCAACATTTAGTTCCGCAATAGCTGATCACGGTGGTTTAGGTAATGCTCTGAGCGATTCGATGAGAGGACAAAAAGCTGCTGGATTAATGAGCGGAGGATTTGTGCCTAATTTTGCAAAAAAAGGTAAAGGTGGGAAAAAGGGTAAAAAAAATACACAAACTAATGCTCCTGCATCAATGTCTGATGATGATATTGCAAAAGCAATAGAAAATTTAATAAATACTATTCAAAATGCAGATGAGCAAATGGGATTATTTGAAAGCATGTTTGGAGGTAGAACAAAACTTATAGATACCGAATTAGGTAAATTAAAAAATGCCCTTACTGCTGGAGGCGTATCTGGTCAAAAACTTGATGCTGCAATGAATAAAGCTTCCAAAGAAATAAATAATCAACAGAGTAAATTTGCCAAGAGTTTAGCTTCGGCGAGTACTGCTATTTCGATTGCTGGTCCAATGATCGCTGGATTGGCCGAACAAGCAGTATTTGGAAATAAGAAAAGAGAAGATATGACAACTGGTGAACGTCAAGCTCAATCTGGTTTAAGCACTGGATTAACAGCTATTACTACTGGTGCTGGTATAGGTGCTGCTTTTGGTCCTGTTGGCGCAGCAATAGGTGGAACAATAGGAGCTTTAATTGGTCTAAAAAGTAGTTTAGACGCTGCTAATCTTTCTGTTGAAGAATTAACAGCTTTAAATGAAAAGCAATCACAAATAAATCAACAAAATATTCAATCAGCTTCTTCATATATAGAAAGTCAAAAACAATTAACTGATCTAATTTCAAAAGGAGCTTCTTCTACAGAGATAGAAACTGCAACAAAAAATCTTGCTTTAGGCTTTAATCAAATTAAAGATACTAATTTACAGGAAATGTTTTTAGCTGCTGGTGGTGATGTTAGTATTATGACAAAACAATTGCAAGATTATACTAATAAAGTAACAGCTGAACGAGCTTTTCAAAAAGGGCTATTTGAAAGCGGAGATGTTAATCAAACTATTTCAGATTTATCTATTAGTTTAAATGAAGAGGAGAGAAAAAATTTTATTAAAGGCTTACAAAATATAAAAGGAACAAAAAAATTTGAAGATCTAATGTTTCAGGGTGAAATGGGAACTGATAATGTCGAATCAAAAAGAATTAGAGATTTTGCTGTAACTACTGACATTTTAGGTCCGCTTTTGGCTAAAAGAAATATAAATGCAAAAACTGATAAGAATTTTGAAGCAAATATTTTAGCGGCTAATAAAAAAATAGTGGATTTGACAGATGAACAAATCGATGAATTAATTAAAGGTTTAGAGAAAAATGAATTATTAAAAGACACAAGTAAAATATTTGCTAATTTTAATAAAATAGCTACTGAATCTTATTCAGCAATTTTTGAAAGAATAGCTAATAATTTACAAAAACAAAATTTTGATCTTGAAAAACGATTTATATCAACAACTGGTGAAAATAGAATTCAAAATACAATATTAGAATTTTCTACTGGTTTTAATAGTTTTCTAGATTCTTTCTTGTCTGACACATTGGACGAATTTAGCAAATTACAAATGGCACCTCAAATTGCGACAAGAAAATATACCGAAGGCATAAATAAAATACAATTAAACAATAATAAGTTTCAAATAGATCAAGAAAAAGCAAAGAACGATTTCTTAGAAAAAAATACATCTAAGTTAACAGATATTTTTAAATCTAATATATTGCAATCGCAACAAAATGCACAATATTTTGAAAGCGCTTTGCTACCACAAATTCAAAAAGGAAATTATGATTTTAATTTGCCTCAAATACTTAATAATCTAAATAAACAAAATCTAGAAGAAGCTTTTAAAACTGTTAAAGTCGCTGGAATGAGTTCTAAAATAAATACCGCTGACTTACTAAGCGAAAGTGGTAGGGATAAGGCAAGAGCGATTTTATCAGAAAAAGCACAGGCTATAGATAAAACAGATACCGATTCTCTCAAAAATTTAAATGATGCTATAAGAGCTATAAACGCTTTATCAAAGAGTGCTGAATTCTTAACAAATACTAATGCTCAAAAATCTATTCAATATGCAACAGAAACAGCAAAACAAGAAAAAATTAATTTTGACGCTAATCAAAAATACTTAGAAGAAGAAAATCGTATTAGATCTTCATTCGAAGCGGCAAGATTAAAAGCAGAAACAGATTTATCAGTCAAAAGAGCAGAAGTTGATAAAGGCATTCTTTTGCGTTTACGAGCAATGAGAGAGTTGGTCGATGAATTACAAGTTAGATCAGCGATCAGCGCAGCAAGAGGAAGCGCTCAAGCTCAATTAACTGAGGCCAGAGTTCAAGATCCTTTTAGAATCTTGGGTCAAGGTGTTCGCTCAAACACTGAAGAAACAATCAGATTAGAAAATCAAGCGATACAAGAAAGACGTAAAGTCGAAGACGCGACTTTAAATGATCAAATACAACAAGCAGCAATAGAAATTGCAACAAGAGAAGCTAATACAACTGCTTTGGAGGGATTAACAAATGCTGTTTTTGAATTAACTAATAATATTTTGATGCAACAAATGGGAGGACAATCAAATTATGAAAGTATAAAGAGTTTTCAAAATTCATATTCAGCTATTCCAATTAGTCCAGAAGATAAAAACGCAATATATACTCCAGAACAAATCTCTGCTTACAAAGCTTATCAGCAATTACAGCAGCAAAGACCAAGTTCTTTAGGAGGATATGATTTCTCTCAATACAAAAAAGATTTGCTTAATGTTGATGCTAAAAATCAATTGACTCAACAACAAATTTCAGATATAACTAGTAATTTTGAATCAAGAGCTGCACAGCTTGGAGTTTCGCAAAGTGAAGCTGCCAAATTAATGCAAGATCAACAAACATTAAGCATTTATCAACAACTAGAAACTATTAGAAACAGAGCTTTAGTATCTAAAACTAAAGAATCAGATAAAATAGCTGAAGACACTAAAGCTTTACAAAATAGATTAATAAAAGAAAAAGATATTTTGGTTATACAAAGAGATATTGGAGATCGAATTAAGAAAAATACTGATGAATACAAGAGAATGCAATCTACATTCGGTGGCAACTTTGTAATTGGTGTGGCTAGTTTAAGAGGTCAAAGTGAAGAGCTAATAAATACTTTAGGAAGAGATCTGCCTAGAATGTTTGGTGATGGTTTGGTAGACGGAATAAAAGCAGCAATTCGCGAATCAAATAATTTAGGAGAAGCTTTGATGGGGATAGCTTCAAAATTTCTTGATGAAATGAGTACGATTATGATGAGAAGTGCAATATATGGATTGTTAGGAAGTTTTGGCATGAATATCCCAGGAATAAGTAATGCAGCAGCCGCTGGAGGTTTGAAACAAAAAGGAGGATACATTCGCGCTCAATCTGGTATGTATATTTCTGGAACTGGTTCTGGAGATAAATATCCAGCATTGCTAGAGAATGGTGAATATGTATTAAATAGAAATGCAGTAATGGCGATGGGTGGTCCTGCTGAAATTGATAAATTAAATTTTAGCATGGCTCCAAGATTTGCATCTGGAGGTTCTTTTTCAAAAGAATTTACTGATTTACAATCTATGGAAGCGGGTATGACTACTGCTGGTCTTGAAAATAGTCAAGTATATAACGAATTAAGAGATATAGAAAGACAAAAACAAGAACAAAAACGTCAAAAAGATAGACAAAGAAAACAAATGATTGCTGGTATTGTAGGTTCTTTAGCGGCGGCAGCAGTTAGCTTTGGTTTAACTAAAGGCATGTCTAATTTTAAATCTAATGCTGAGGCGGCTGGAGCGCAAGATTTTGCAGAGTCTGGAACAGCTACAATGGTTGGAGCAGGATTAAGAGCATACGGAGATACTCCTCAAATGTATGCTGAAACAGGTCTTACTCCTAGCGATGTATCTAAATATAACACATATACTGGTAAGAATTTAATAAATCCATATACTGGTGGATATACAGGAGCGGAAAGTTATTCTGGAATTAGATCTTTCTTAAGATCTCCAAAAATGCCTGGCCGCAAACAATCAGGAGGTTTAATTGGTTCTCGTTTATCTGATACAATTCCAGCTTATGCTGAAGGAGGATTATATAATAATCCAATAGTTAAAAAATATGGTGTTGGTTTACAAAATGGAGGAATGGGTTCATCTGTTAATAACTCTAATGTTGTAAATAACAGTAATGCCACCAACTCTTTTAACTTTAATACTAATGTAAATAGAGATGGTACTATTGAAGTTGGCTCTAGCTCAACAAGTTATAAACAGCAAGATGTTGAATTATCACAAAATTTAAATAATAAGATATATGGAGCAGTGTTAGGAGTAATAAAAGATCAGCAACGATTTGGCGGATCTTTAGCAGGAACTCGTAGAGCAACATAATGAAAAACGCCGCATTAAATTACGAAAATATTTTTTACCTCAATGGTAATGCTATTTCTGGTATACAATCTATAGAGGGAAATTACTCTATAAATTATGGGCCAATTAATACAATAGGTGTTGGATATAATAAACAAATAATGGCTGATGTGCCTAATGCCACATTTAATGTTCAAAAATATTTATTATATAATGAACCATTTTTACAATATACTGGTGAAAGCATATCTAAACAAGCTAGAATTTTTGCTGGTAGTATAAATTACTTTGGCAAATCATTTGGTTTTAAGACTGGATGCGTTAATAATTTTAATTTGCAATGTTCTGTGGGAGAAATTCCACAAACGTCAATAGATATACAAGTATTTGGAGATATAGGTAAGAGTACTTCTGCTTCTGGTAATTTAGGCGCTCCATATATAAGCGTTCCACAAGTTAAAGATATTATTTTAACTTGTAGTGGTTCTTCTACAAATAGAATAACTCAATTTAATTATTCTATCAGTTGTCCAAAGAAGCCTATTTATTTATTGCAACCTTCGGGTGTCAGTGCTTCAGGACCGGGATATAGTTATCCTTCAGATAATTATGCATATATTCCTAATGAAATATTATTAGAATTACCTATTGAAATAGACGCTTCATTTACAATGGAAGTAGATGATTATGAAAGCAAAAAATTATATGATCAGATGAATAATGATATTGATTATAGTTTTAGTATAGAAGTTCGTGGAAAAGTTTTTAAAAATCTTACTTTAGGTGAATTAGACTTATTTGCTTTAGAAGCTTCTAATGGAATTTCTTTATTCAAACAAACATTTTCAAATGTCAAATTAGTGTCTCAAAATTATAATTCGTCAGCCGATGATGTTTTAAGTGTAAATTTAAGTTATAAAGGATATTTAAATAGTTAATATGAGTACGCCATTAGCATCATTGACAGAAATTTTAGCATCGAACGTCGTATCTAGTGATATATTTTATATTACAGATTCGACATCTACTAATACATATAAGATTTCTAGAGATGAATTATCTAAAGCTTTTACTGGTTTTACCGCTCAAAATACCAGTGGTTTTACTATTTTTGAAAGTGCTGGATCTAATGGGTTATCAGTTAGTGGTTCAAATGCTTTTGCAGGAATAAACAATAGAACTCCATTTGTATCATTGGATGTAAATGATAATTTATCAGCTTCTAATGGTTCGGGGCAAATAAGAATATCAACAATCAATTCTGGAAGAAAAATAAGTTTTTCGATATCTGATCCTAATGTTTACTATCAGTTTGCAAAAAAATCAAACGACTCTAAATTATATTTAGAATCATCTGTTGATGGTGGAGCGAATTTTACAAATTTAATGGTTTTTGATCAAAGCGGAAATTGCGCTTTGCATGGAACTACGGGATCTTTGACTCAAAAATTTTTAATAAGTGGAGAATTTGTAGAATTTCAAAATTCTGGTAATTCAATTATTTTTGATCCATATGATGGAGAAATAAGAACTAGCGCTTCAGATGAGCCTTTATTATTAAATTATAGTAATTTAGGAAATGTCATATTAGGTTCAGATGCTGTTTTTGTTGATAATGATTCAGTTGATCCAAAAGTTGGAATCAATACTACTAATCCAACAGCTACGCTTACCGTAAGCGGAGCAGGACAAACAACTAAATTAGAAAGCAATACTAATGTTTCAGTTTTAGGTTTAGGAAATACTGTAGATTCTGGATTTTTTGGAGTTGTAAATAATAAAACTTTTTTTGGTCCTTCGTCTGGTGGATTAAGTATTTATAATGTTGTATACGATCATAGTAGTGAAGGATTGCTTGGTGTAGGAACAACGGGTCCACAATATAAATTAGATATAACTTCTGATGCTTTAAATACAGTAGCTCATTTCAGCAATACTGGAACTGCAAAAACATGTGAAGTAATTATAGCTGCAAATAAGGCTTTAGGTGGAGCAGATACTGGTCCAAGAAATTCTTTATTAACTTTTTCTAGATATGATGCCGCTATAGATACAGATAAATGGTCAATAGGAAATATTTATGTTGATCCAACTTTTGGAGGTTCTGATGATTTTGTATTTATAAAAAATGGATATTATGGAGCAAGCCCTAACGTTGTGGCTAAATTGACTAATGTCGGAGATTTTGATATCGATGGGAAATACACTACAAATGATTCTTATTGCAAAGGTCAGTTTGTTCAAGTTTATAGCAGCAGATTAACTGGAACAGCAAACATTTATATAGATCCATTTGGAATCAATGGTTCATCAACAATATCTAGTGGAAATTTCAATACTAATTCTCCATTTGGTGTTTCTATGTATAATGGAAAATTAGAAAGATTAATGGCATTTACGTCAGATGACATAAGTGGAGAAAATGTAATTTTTCAATTTTATGCGATAACTCCAGCAACAACTAGTGTTAATGGTTATAATAATATTGGTACAACTGGAGACACGGCAAACGTTAAATGCAGTGGAACATTTACATTGTATGGAAATCAAGTATCACAATTAATATTTCCAACTTTTGGACTATTTAACTCTGGCCAGTTATTGCAATTTAGATTATTTAAAGACGATTATACTGAATTGACATATCCAGTTACTTTAACAAGCTCAATGAAATATACAATTGTTTAATGAGCAAATTCATAAAATATGAAAATTTAGATTTTAGGATAAATAACGATGTTTTTTATTCTACTTCTGTTGAGATTTCGATTCAAACTAATATAGAACCAGTATTATTATCTGATGGTTCATTATTGAGATACGCTCCTCAAGATACTATTATTGGTTCATTGACCACTGAATTTTTTTTAACTGGATCTTTTCCAAGTTATTTAGTTCCAACTAGTTCTACTGAAGATTCTATTAATGCTATTTTCGCGGGAGTTGAAATAAATAACTGTTATTTAAAAAGCATTTCTTTCCAAGCGTCTCAGTTTTCCCCGATTTCTTTAAATGTTGAATTTGATTGGTATGGGCAAATTAATACTAAAGATAGCACAAATAATCTCAAACCTTTCTATACGACAAGAAATGCAAGTTTAAGTCAGATATCTCATTCTAATAGATCTTATATTAGTGATTTGACAAATGTTTTTGGTTTTTCAGAAATATTTGGATTTCAATATTCTGAACAATGCAATAGAATTCCATTTTTTAAAAATGGTGAAATAGTTCCTTTTAGAGTAGCGAAGACAAATAAAACAAAAAACGTAACAGTTGATGGAAATTTCTTTAAACAAAACAATGTAAATAGTATAGAAGGAAAAGATGTTAATTGTGATTTATTTTTAAAAGATTATAATAATACATTATTAAATAATTTTAACGTTTCTGGTAAAATAGAATCTAGAGGTTTATCTGTTAGTAATAATGGGATTTTGCAAAGCAAATTATCTGTGATGCAACGTTTGGCACCGTTAAGGAGTTCATTATGAGCAAATTTTTAGATACCCAATTTTCAATTACAGGAATAAAGAATTTTGATATTCCATCAAGTTATAGTAAATATGATTTGGTAGATTTTGAATATTATACGGGCGATGCTAAAGATCCTAGAAACTTAAGTGGATTATTTGCTTGGTTCAATATTGATGATCTTAATAATTTAGAATTTGATGTTTCTGGTAAAGTTTATAAATGGTATAATTCTGCTCCAGGTCATGAAGTAGCTCAAGATTTGCATAATACTGAAAACATAATTTGGAAAAAACCAACGTATAATAAAAATAATAATTCAGTAACATTTTCTTCAAATCTTGCTAAATATGAATATAGTGATCTATATACGACAGGAAGCACTAATCCTGGAGACACACATTTTAAAGGATTTTCAGATGCTGATCGTTGCTGGTTTTTAGTTTATGAATTTGAAGATTTAAGAAGAGGAGATTATGGTCAAAGCGTTAAACCAAATATATCTTCAATAATAAATACTTTTTACACGGGCGCATTATCTTATGGTTTTATCGGTGTTTCTGGAAATAATGAAATTTATAGTTGGAACTCTAGCGTTCCAAAATCATCACAGCAATTTGTTATAAATGTGAATGCTGCCGCCGAAAATTCTCCTAATGTTTTAAATTCTGCGTTTTCATCTGCGAAGCTAATTAAAAATAAAAATATACTTTCAGTAATAAAAAATAATACATCTAATAATTTAAGGGTAAGGAATAATGGTTTTGAAGTTCTAAATACCACTTCCGCTCAGTATTTTCCATCAGGAGCTACAAGTTTGAGACTTGGGCTGGCGGGAAACACTCATTCGTCTAATAATGATTTGTACAATTATGATGCTGCGAATATTTCTTATTATGAAATTCTAGGTTTTTCTAAAGTTCCAACTGATAATGATGTATTAGCAATAGAAAAATATTTATTTGAAAAGCATTTTACTAATGATGATGGTTTATATATAGCAGCTAAAGATAGTTTCACGGCTTCAAGTTATAATTATTCTCCAATTAATATAAGTGGATCTGAATATTTTACTAGAAATATAGATTCTATTTTTAATAAAACTTATGGTTGTTCTGCCGCCTTTAGCACTAAAGCTCAAAGAGTTGATTATGGTGATGGATATGTAGTAAATGTAATAACAAATATCAATAATCTTAATTCAGAATTTAATTTGTCTTATGATGGTTTAACAGATAAACAGGCAAAATCTTTAATAGGATTTTTTCAAAACACTTTTGAATATACGCCTAAAGCAATTACTGACTCATATGAAAACGTAAATATGGAATTATTTTTTCCATATAAAAATAATGCTAAAATTTATTTTTCTGATTTACAATATAATTCAGTTGAAGCTAATTTAAATAAAGTCGAAATAAAATGTGTTTCCGCCTATGATTCTAGTTTAGATTATAAAGGATTTTTAGTAACTAGTGAGAATGTAACAAGTTTATTTCAAAATAATAAAAGATATTTTTATAATGACGTTGTTTATTTCAATTCTAACGCTTCTAGCGATAGAGGATATTATTGGTTTACTGGAGTAGACAATACATTTGTAACTCATACAACAAATCCAACTGGGGTAAATAGTTTATTTACAAGATCTTTTTATTTTAAACCAGATTTAAATTTTGACATTCCGATAAATCCTAAATTCATAAAAACTGAATATGATGTATCCGCGCCAGCTTTTGAAAATTACGGTATCAATAAAACATCTTTAGAGTTTACTTTTAATTATAATAATAGAAGCGATAAAGAAGCAGAAGCTATATTAAAATTTTTAGATTCTAATGCTGGTTTTAAAATCTTTGAAATGAGATTGCCAGAACCTTATAATAAATTAATAGATGTGTATTGTCCAGAATGGAATCATACATATAAATTTAAAAATAATCACGATATATCTGTAAAATTTATAGAATTTAAAGGCAAAACCGATTCTGACATTTTCTTTAATACATTATTAGCGCTATGACATATGTAAATTTAACAGGTAAATTCATTGGTGAATGCTTGACTGGTTTTGGCATTCATTGGCCTATAAGTATAATAAATAGTGGTAATTCAGATGTTTCTTATTCATTTAAGATAGAAAACGATGCAGATCAATTATTCTCTATTTCTGATACTTCATTAATAATAAATAATGGCGATAGTGCGGTTGTAAATGTTTTATATAAACCAGAAGAGGTAGCGTCCGCAATAGATAATACTTGTGATTTTTTAATTTATAGCGAATCGGTAGAAGATGGGACTCCAGATCCAAGTGGCGTTATTACTGTAGAAATAACTGGATCAAGAATAATAAATAATACTGGTGGACATGTAAGAAATTTAGTTGCATTAAAAAATTATGATATAACAAATTGGATAAATTATGACTTTATTTGGTCTCCACCAACTGGAACAGGAAATTTAAAAAATTATTTTTTTACAGGTTATCAATTAGATATTTCTAAAAATAATATTTTTACAAATATAGTTTTTAGTACGGGCTTTAATATTGCAGAAAACACAGATAAGAATCCTAGATTTGGTAAATATTATGGTTACAATGCCGACGAAAAAATAATAAAAAATATATCAAGCAAAGATTTTACATCTATTGATTTAGACCAAGATTATTATGCTCGTTTATACACATATAGCGTTGGTAATTCTGGTATAAATATTTTTGCTTCTGGTATTGATACTTTAAATGATCAATTATCAAATGAAGTGGTTAATGGTTTTTCAGGAGCCGCCGCTACTCGTCCAAACTTAAGGTTTTATAAGAAAATGTTAGATGTAATTGTAACGCAAGGAAATTATGTAAATTACAATTTATATCAAAAAATATTAGATTCTAATGCTGGCTCTTCTGATTTAAGTTTTTATTCAGGAATAAATATTTATTTATCTGCTGGAAGTGTTTTTTCTTCTAGTGATGAAAACAATTATGCTTTAGATTTTAAAAATGGTATTTTTCAAAACTTTACTGGTGATCCATCAAATGGTACGAATATAAATATATATATTCCTGAAAGAGTATCTATTATTGGAAATCATGGTAAAGGTGGAGATTTGGCAAATATTATTATTAATACTGAAAAACGAGCTAATCTAAAACCTATTTTTGACGCTTCTGTTTATTCCGATTCTAATGGAATGTCTGATAGTAAAAAAGGCGGAAATTCTTTAAATTTAAATAATAAAATTTCTATTCGTAATGAAACGGTTGTCAGAACGGACATAAATTATAATATTTTTATTCAAGAGTCTTCGCAAATAACTGCTGGTGGTGGTGGAAATAAAGCTGGAGTTGGAATGTTGGGTGGTGGAAATGCTTATATAGGAGTAGGTTCTGATGGTATCGAAAGAAACATAGTATATCCGATACGAGGCTCAAATAATAATCAAAATACATTTTTTTCAGTTAGATCTGCACAAAGAACTACGCTAGAAGATGTTGTTAAATTGTACTCCCCTAATCCGCAGTATGGAGAAGACGCTGTTGATAATATTATAAAATACACAGTAAAAACTAATTCATTTACAGTAAACTCTGATATTGTAGTTTATGATTCAGGTTTACCTGTACAAGAAAATATATTTACTATTCCCGACTTACAAACTAAATTTATAAAAATAAATAATAATGCGGCAAGTTCTTGCGGCTATTTAGTGAATAAATATTTAAACTCAAGTTTGAAAGTTAATTTTTATAACGATGCCGTTGTTGGTGATTATATTTTTAGATGTAATAATTCAGATTTATCAAATACCAACCCAAAATGGATAGGTAAAAATTCTCAGTCAACAACTATAGTAAGCTTGACTGGAGATGGAACATATATTGCAGATTTTGAAGGATTAGGCTATAAGGCTATGTCTTTACCAAATACAAAATATTTACAAGGATCATTTTCTTCGTCTGTTAATTGTGTTGATTTTGATTTATTTATAGTTGGTTGTTTTAAAGGAGCGTCGTATGCAGAACAAATTTTTAAAATGTTAAACTGGTATAGTTCGTCTGATAAGGTTAGTAATAAAAATGTTCTTTTGAGGCCTTTTTTAAATACAGCTTATAAAGCTTTTTCGAAAGAAAATAATGTTTTTAGTTTCTTTTTTTCATTATTGTATGATGGAGTAATATCAAATAAAGATAAAAACACTTTTTATCAAGCTACAAATGATCCGGCTTTAATTAGTTCATACTCTCAAATCTCTAAACAGTTAAATGGTTCTGGTAATTATTATCCTTTTATTTTAAATATTCAAAGATCTAATAACATATATGCAATTTTTGTAAACGGAGAAAGATATTGTATTTATGGTCTTCCTGATAAATTAAAATATATAAACGATTTGAACAATACTACTTTAGAACTAAAAAACGATGGGGGAACTTTAGATACTTATTTTTTTGATATTATATTTTATAATAGAACTTTGTATAATAATGAAAGACTTCAAATGTATAATTCTTTGAACAAACAGTATTTAAAATTATTTGCTGGAGAAACTGGTTCTTCTCTGCTTGTTGATAGTCAAATTCAATTGCCTAATATTTTTAATTTAGCAGGTAAAATAAATACACAGACATAATGAATACTTTATTTAAACTTAATAATTATGTTGTAATAGATTTATTTGAAATAGAATTAGAATCTAATGAGGGATATCTAAGATTTCATGGATCTAAAAATTTTAATAAAAATTTGATTTTTCAAAATAAAGAGTATATTTTTATTCCTTGCGAGTTTTCTCAATTTGAAACTACGTCAGATGGCAGACAAGGAAGGCCAAAAATAAAAATAGGAAATGTAAATAATTATTTTTCGAGAGTCCTTCAAGACAGAGGCGATTTGATTGGAAAAAATTTTAATAGAAAAAAGATACTAGCTAAGGATTTGGATATAGTTAATTTCACAGATGGTAAAAATCCATTTGGTGTTTCTAATTTCAATACTTATATTTCTTTTGATAAATTAATTATTAATGCAAAATTAAGTGAAAATTTAAATGAAATAGAATTAGAGTTAGTTACTAAAGTTGACGTTCAAACTTTAACTATTCCAGCAAGAAAAGTAACAAATGATACATGCTCATGGAACTATCGTTGTTATGGTTGTAATTATGGAAACACAAGAACATATAATGGTCCAAATTTAGGTGTTACAATTGGTGGAGGATTTCAAAATGTTTTAGGAGCGCCAGTTGCCGATGAAAATGATAAAATTTTTGTTAATACATATAATCAATTCTCTAATAATGGAAATTACGGTTTAACTTCTTTAACTTATAAAGCGGAATGGTTAGAAACAACTATATATAATAAAGGAGACTTTGTTTATTTGGACGCTTTATTTGACACAAATTTAGAATCAGAAGAAGCTATTTTAGCTCCATTAAATCGAAATAAAAATTATTTTGTTTGTATTGCTGATGGTGTTGTAAATAAAAATCCTTTAAAAAATACTGATGTTTGGAAACAAGATAAATGCTCTAAAACTTTACAAGGGTGCAATCTTAGATTTGGAAATAATACAGCCAGAGCTTTTACAGATGGTTTAACATATCTTCCGTTTGGTGCGTTTCCAGCAACCTTTCCTTTTAATAATGAAACTACCAAATCAAATATGTGAAGAAATTAAAAGATATTGTTTAAATAATAAAACTGTAGAAGTTTGCGGCTTTGTTGTAAAAAAAGATGATTTGATTTCTTTCATTCCAGTTGATAATAAACATCCAGATAAAGAGAATTTTTTTCTTATATCTCCAGAAGATTATTTGAAAATAAAAAAACAATATGTTATCTTGTTTTTATTTCATAGTCATCCTTTGGACGCGCCGTTTTCTAATTTCGATTTAAAATATCAAAAATATCATAATATAAATATGTTATTATATAATGTAGCCGCAGATTTGTTTCAAGAAAAATGTGTAAATATAGATTAATATGGTAAACGTCAAACTTCATGGTGTTTTTGAAGAATTCGTTAAAACAGATTGGCTTTTAAACGTCAAAACTGTTGGAGAGGCTTTTGAAGCTATAGAGGCTAATACTAATAAAATGTTAACAGCTTTAGGTAGTATGCAAGAATATTTAACACATTTTATCATATATGTTGATGATAAAATTATGCCTCCAGAATATTTAAACTCTCCTATTTTAAAGAAAAATTCAAAAATTGAAGTGGTTCCTGTATTAATGGGTGCAATTCCTGGCCTAGATCTTCTTATTTATCTTGTTATATTATTAATTGCTATGGGTATTCAAATGTTGATAACTCGTTTGATGTCTCCAAAAGCTCCAAAAGATATAAAAAATAATTCTAGAATGTTTTCTGGATATGAAAATGTTACAAAACGCAATGTGGCTATTCCTATTGGATATGGAAGATTGAAGATTGGAAGCGTTGTTGTGTCTAATGATTTACAAATAAAAGCGGTAATCGATAATCCAGCAAATGCAATTGGTTCAGGTAATACTTTCATTGGTGGAGGAGCTATAAATAATAATAAAATAAAATAATAACATGCCTAGTTATAGAGATAATATTAATAGTTTAGCGGACGCTCCTTCGACTGAAGAAGGTCAGGGCTTAATAAATTATAGTATAGAAAAAAATAGCAATGGCTCTTTTACTATTACCACAAATGGAACATCTGTTACTAGTACAGTTGCACCAAACGGAAATTTAAATTTAAATGCTGGTCAGATTAGCGCAAGCCAAATAAATTCAAGCACAAATCAACAATTTAATAATGTAAAAATCTATTTGAATGAAAATTTATATGGTCCGATTAGTTTGGCTGGAAGTCCATCAGATAGCGCAAGAAATAAAACTTTAGATGGTGAAAGTTTGTATATTAGTTCAGATTTATTATGTGAAGGGCCAATCGAAGGATTGGTTGATCCAGATGGATCGACGTTAAATTATTTATCGTTAAGTTCAAATATTCCTGATTCTAGTTCTTCATTGGCTTATGGAATGTATTATAACGATACTCCAATCAGAGATAAAAAAACTAATTTTTTAAATTTTTCGGCTGCTAATTTTTTAATTTCTTACGGTCAGGAAGTAGATAATTTAAATAGTACGCCAAGTGCAGTTTATAGTTATGGTTCTAGAGTTTATGATCTAGATACAGATCCTGGTATTACTGAATTTAAGCTTTATCAATTTGATGAAGCTTTATTTACAGATTCACCATCCAACGCTTTGCAACAAAAATTAATAAATGCAAGAAATATATCAAGAAATTTTTCACATTACGTCAAAAATAAATATGTTACTAATGCGACAGTAAATATAAAAGTCGATAATTGTTTTTATATTGGTGGAGAAGGAAGCACATATAGCAATCATTTAAGATTTGTAGTTTGTGTAACTGATTTGTCTATTAGATCTAGAGTTTATTATTTCTTTCAAGGTTATTTCGTGGTCAAAGGAAGTCCAGCTTTGATTCCTATAGAAATTCAATTTGGAAAAAAAATTGATCTAAAATCAAATAATCCAGAATATATAATTAACGTTTATAGTGTAGAAAAAAGATTATCAGCTTCAGATGAAAAAACTAATAATTTTGCAAAAGAATTTTATGTTGATTCTGTAGTTGAAAGAGTTGGATATAGATTTTCTTATCCGTATTCAGCAATATGCGAAAATAAAATAAGCTCTAAACATTTTTCTAGTGTTCCAGTAAGAAGTTTTGATTGTAAATTATTAAAAATCAAAGTTCCTGAAAATTATGATTCTGATATTCGTGAGTATATCGGTGATTGGAATGGTAATTTTAGTAAAACTTTAAAATGGACCGATAATCCAGCTTGGATATTTTATGATTTATGTTTGAATAGTAGATATGGACTTGCTAAAACTTATATGACAGAAAATGATTTGAATAAATGGGAGATGTTAAAAATATCTAAGTTTTGTGATGAGTTGGTAATAACAAA